ATGGGAGCGCATGATCAGACGTTGCTGTCCGCGCAGACGGATGGTGCCGAACTCTGCGAGCGCTTTGTTGTCACCAAAGTGTCCAATTCCGGAAACCGGTTTTTCTGCACAGCAGGTGTCTCCCTGGTCGAGACGCAAGGCGGAAACCAAGCACTTGTCGCAGAGACATCTTTGTTTCTGGGAGACGCTTACAGGTTTCACAATGAGGTCGTGGCGCAACGCTTACGCGATGACTTGAACGAAAATGGCATCGGCGGGGCGGCCTGGATGGCGGTTCCTTATACCAGTCTGGCCGGTGAAGGGGCGCAGGAACGATGAGCGCCGCTCCGTATCTGGTTGGCATGGGTGGCGCGGTCGCACTGCTTCTGACGCTTCTGTTGGGCGTTTATAGCCTCCTCAAATCGATCTCAAGCCCTCGCCCCAGACGCAACGACTTCTTCGCTCCGGAAGCTTTTCAATCGCACTACACGGAGTTCGGCTACCGCAGCCGGCGTCGTTTTCCGACCCTTTCAAGACTTATGGCTGCCCTCCTGTTCAGGCGGACCTAGGGCGGTCAAAGCGCGTCACCTGCGTCAGTGGTGAGACGCGGCGCTGCCGCAATTGACGCGAAGCCAACAACTTATCGGGCGGCTTTGGAATTCTTGAGACGGGCCGCCCGGTCCTTTTCCCAGAAATCATTGAGGTTCGAATTGAGCGCGTATCAGTCCATCAAGGTTTCCCTGATCGATATTCCCGAGGGCCGTTTGCGGAATGTGGATCAGGCGTGGGCGGAATGCCTGTCCGGCATGTTTATTGAGACTGGACAGAAAACACCGATTGACGTTGTCCCCAACGGGAAACGCTACACCCTAGTTGCCGGAGCCCATCGGTTGACGGCTGCCGGGATCGTCAAGTGGAAAGAGATTGAAGCCCGCATTCTGGAGACAGACGGCGGCGTATTGGAGGCGGAAGATCTTCGCCTGCACGAGATTTTGGAAAACCTTGGCCGCAAGGATTTCAACGCCCTGGAACGGTGCGAGGCGCTCACGGAAATGAAGCGCATTTACGAGGTACGGCACCCGGAAACCAAGCACGGCGGCAAACGCGGCAACCAGCATACAGGCGGCGAAAAGAGGCAAGTGGCAATTTTTGCCTTTTGCCAGAATGCTGCCGAGAGCACGGGTTTGTCCGATCGATCTGTTCGGCTTGCGGTGCAAATCTTTGAGGGACTGTCCCCCGAGACCCGTGAGCGCCTGAAGGGCACCGCCTTTGCAGGCAAACAGAGCGACCTGAAGGCACTGGCGGTTCTGGACGCGGATGCCCAAGCCAAAGTGTTGGCGCTGATCCTGGGCGACAAGCCGGCTGTCGCGTCCATTGCCGATGCGATCCTGAAAATCTCAGGCGAAGAACCGGAGACCGATACCCAGAAGCGGGAGAAGACGGTCACGCAGTATCTGCCCAAACTCGGGAAGCACTTCCGCGCGACCCTGTTCAGGGGGTTCAAGGAAGAGATCCTTGACCTGGTAAAAAGGGAGGGCTGGCTCGATGCGTAAGCCGCGCGATGAATTCACCCTCGATCTCTTCAACGATTGGACGCCGCCACGCGTTTCGGTCGGTTTTGAGCCGGATGCCTTCCCCGGTACGCGGCTTGCCTCCCGGATCAGCCGTGCCATCGCCAGAGTTCTCAAAGACTGCGGCAAAGACAGGCTCACCGTTGCCGCCCAGATGAGCGAGCGGCTTGGCTACAAGGTCACCAAAGAGACACTTGAGGCCTATGCCTCGGAAGCAAAAACCCAAAACAACATCACGGTGGAGCGCTTTGTCGCGTTGATACACGCCACCGGCAAAACCGAGCTGCTCGGCTTTCTTGCCGAAGGGTTCGACATGGCTGTGGTTCCTCGAAAATACGAAAACGTCATCGAGCTGGCGTTGATCGAAGACCATGCCCGCATGATCGAAACTCGCAAGAAAACGCTGCAGGCGCGGTTGCGGGGGGCGAAATGACCAGGAGTTTGCTGGACCGAGCCGAGAGTGGCCGACTTCGCGAATGGTGCCGCGACGTTCATGCCGCCCATCCTTATGCACCTGCTACGCAAATCCGTGAACTGGCGCTCGCGACCTTCGGCAAGACAGTCGCTGTGAACGGTGAACAGGTGCCGATGCCACCGGTTCGATCGTTTCAGCGTTGCCTGAAAAGATGGCGCGACGAGCGCCGGCAGGCCCGTTGGGACAAACGGAGGGCTGGAGCATGAAACTCTGGTTGACCGCTCAAGAGATCGCAGACCTGAAACTGGATGGTTTTCCTGCGTCAGAGCGCGGTGTCCAAAAGCTGGCAGATCGCGAAGGATGGGCAGGCTCTTGCTACGCCCGCAAGCGGCAAGGCCGGGAAGGCGGCGGTGGCTTTGAGTATCACACGGATCTCTTTCCGCTCACTCAGAAGCTGCAGTATTGCGCCACCTTCGTTGAATTGAAGGATGAGGACCTGATCCTGGAGTCTTCCGACGATCCCGAGTTCGATCACCGGGCCGAGCGGAAGCGGAATGCCAAGCTGATCGTCTTGCGGGCTGCAGAAAGGTTCCGGGCACAGACCGGCCTTCATCAGAATGCAAGCGATCATTGGTTCATCCTGATCTATGCCGAGAAGAAAGTTCCGGTTCCTGATTGGGTCTATGCGACGGTCAAAGGCCTTTCCTTGCGCAGCCTGGCCCGGTGGCGGTCCCAGGCAGAGGAAAGCCAGAACCGACTGGCGTTCCATCCCGCGCAATCGCGCAAGGGAACGGGCGTTCTGGACCAAGCCGAACAGGGCACACTGAAGTCCTACGTGCTTGCGGCGATATTCCAGCAACCACACCTGAAGGCCAATGTTCTCAGAGCGATGGCAGAAGCGAAATTCGGCAAGCAGATCGAGGTCGTAAATCCCGAGACAGGTGAAGTCTCGAAGCGGGATCTGCCACCTTTAAGGACGTTTCAACACACCTTAAAGAGCTGGAAGCTGGAATTTGCCAGCGCGCTCAAGCGCCACACCGATCCGGACGGTTGGAAGAACACCGATCGGGCTGTGATGATCGGCGGAGCATCTGCCGGGATCGAACGTCTCAACCAACTCTGGGAAATCGACGCTTCGCCGGTGGACATGTTGACCACGGAAGGCCGGTGGAACGTTTACGCCTGCATCGATGTTTGGTCGCGCCGGTCGATCTTCCTGATTTCCTGCACACCTCGCGCGGACGCTGTTGGCCTCCTGGTGCGCGAAGCCATCCTGAAATGGGGCGTGCCGGAAGCCATCAAGTCGGACAACGGCTCGGATTTCAAGGCGAAGTCGACCGTTCGGTTGTTGAAGCATCTCGACATTGAGCATCTAATTTGCCCGCCCTATTCACCCGAACAGAAGCCGCATGTGGAGCGTGTCATTAAGACATTCCAGCATGGCTTTGTAGAGCTGTTGCCGGGGTTCGTTGGGCACAACGTTGCCGAACGCTCAGTCATTGAAGGGCGGAAGGCGTTCGCCAAGCGCCTCGGCCTTGATGACTACAATGTCTTTGGCGTGGATGTGTCGCCCGAAGAACTTCAGGAAATGGCGAACGACTGGGCTGAAAACGCCTACGGCCGGAACCCGCATGGCGGCCTGAAGAAAATGTCACCGGAGGCCAAAGCGGCAACCTCGACGGAAAAGGTGCTGACTGTCGACCCAGACGCCCTGGATGTTCTTTTGGCTGCCGTACCGAATGGCGGCGGTATTCGGACGGTCCAGAAAGGCGGCGTGCGCGTCGACAACGAGTTCTACGTCATGACCGATTGCGCGGTGATGGCGGGCGAACAGGTGTTGTGCCGGATGGACCCGAAGGACCTCGGACGGATTTGGCTGTTCGATGCCGAAGGACTGACCTTCCTCGGTCACGCGATCTGCGCAGACCTGGTCGGCGCAGACCCGGTGGAAACCATTGCCAGATACCGCGCCCTGCAAAAAGCCTACATGGACGAACAGGTCGCGCCGATCAAAAAGGCGATGAAGGAAATTGGCCCGCGCGATGCCCTCAAGGCGGTCATGAACGAAGAGCGCGCCCAGGTGTTGTCGTTCCCGCAAAAGCGCGAAGAACACACCACGGCGAGAACCCTTGCAGCCGCAGACGTGAAGAAGCGGCGCGCGCCCAGGGAACTGTCCGAGCGCGAAGCCGCGATGATGGAAAGCCTGAAGGCCGACACCCTACCGCAGGCGCTGCAGCCAACGGCCAAGGTTCACAAGCTCTCCAAGCAGCACACGCCGGAAGCGTTGTTCAAGCGGGCGCTGCAGCTGGAACAGCGCTTGGCAGAAGGAACACCGATTTCAGATGAAGACGCGATCTGGCTGGCCGGCTTTCAGGCCGGGCCAATCTATCGCGCTCACAAGCTGGTCTGGGAAGACACGCAGCACTCACAGAAACGCGTACCGCCCGCGTCTTAATGGGCAAGAAAACGGCCCTGAAGGGGGCAACCTTCAGAGCCTTGATAACTAGATAACGGAGTGAAGAATGACGAACGGAGACAACTCTGTCAATCCCGGTGGCCTCGCAGCCCTGAAGAACGTTTCCCGGTTTCTTGTTTTGATGGAAACTTTGATCAACCGCGGAGTGCACCTGCCGGGCCTCGGCGTGTTCCACGGATTTTCCGGTTACGGCAAAACCTATGCCTCCCTTTATGCCACCAACAAAAAAGGGGCTTTGCGCCTTGAAGTAGGCGACAGCTGGAACAAGAAAACCTTTCTGCAAAAGCTGCTGATCGAAGCCGGCGCAAAGCCGGGTCGCATGACGATCGCCGATCTCACTGAAGAAGCGATCATGGTTCTGGGCGACGATTATACGCGGCCGCTGATCATCGATGAAGCGGACAAGCTGGCCGACAAGGGCATGCTGGAGCTGGTTCGCGAGATCCAGGAGCACAGTCAGGTGCCAGTGTTGCTGATCGGTGAAGAGCAGCTGCCTGCAAAGTTGATGAAGGTCGAGCGAGTGCATAACCGGGTGCTTGAATGGGTACCTGCTGAGCCTTGCGATATCGATGATGCCAGGGCGTTGGCGAACCTGTTCTGCCCGCACCTCGAAATCCATGACGATCTCCTTGATGTCCTGGTCGACACGACGCAGGGCCGAGCTCGGCGCATCGTCGTAAACCTCAACAAGATGCTGGAGCATGCCCGCAACAGCCGGGAGGCAGAGTTCGACGCCGCGTCATTCGACAACGGCTGGTTCTACACCGGCGAACCGCCCCGCCGCGTCAATCGGAGGGCTGCCTGATGTCCATCCAGCTTGAACTGACTGTTACAGCCGGCACGCCGATCTTTCGCGGACACGATCATTACTGGAGCGTGGTGCGCGATCTTGGAAAGGACCGGAGGACGTTCACCAGACGGGAAGTTGCTCTGCGGTCCAACGACCGGGACGATACTTGCGTTGGAGACTTTCTGAAACGCTTGCACGCTGCTGGCTTCCTGGAAGTGATCGACCAGAAAAGGCTTGCGAACACGGCGGGTGGTGGCACTGCCCTGCACAATGTCTACCGCCTGCTCAAGCGTCCTTCTGCCACGCCGATCATCAACCGAGACGGCACCCCTGGAACGCAAGGGTTGGCGCAGCTGCATCTTTGGAACGCCATGCGGGCTTTGTCCACCTTCACACTGATTGAGCTGGCTGTGTCCGCCTCGACAGACAGTGTTGAGGTGCCTAGGGAAACCGCCAAGCGGTATGTGACCCATTTGAGCCGCGCCGGGTATCTGCAGGTTTTGCGGCAGGCGTCCCCGAAGGTTCAGCAGATCTGGCGCTTGAAGTCCTCCATGAACACAGGACCAAATCCGCCCAAGATCCTGCGCACCAAAGTCGTTTATGACGCGAACCGCAAGGAAATCATGGGGCGTCCTGTCGCTGAGGAGTGCGCGGCATGAACACGCTCTCCATGCAACAGAAGGCGGTTAACGCCTGGGTGGGCGGCGTACCGGATTGGGTCGAGGAACTCGCGCTCATGACCGATTGCGAAGGTCTCAATGCGTGTGCTGCCAGACTCGGTTACTCCCCGGCCGTGATCAGCCAAACCATCAGCAACAAGTATCGAGGGGACCTATCGAAGCTCGAGGACAAGGTGCGTGGCGCGCTTATGGGCGTCACGGTTGATTGCCCCGTCCTCGGGAAGATCGGGCGACACATCTGCCTTGACTGGCAGGCAAAGCCCAGGGCGGTGACCAATTCAACCCGGTCGAAGCTCTACCGGGCTTGCCGGAACCGTTGTCCTCACTCCCGCTTGAAGGGAGGCGGCCATGCTCAGTGAAGATCTGGAGTTTCTGGCGCGTGAGCTGGACATCCGAAAGAACGCCCACGGCGAACTGACATTGCCGGCGCACCGGACTGCCGCCCTCGGCTGCATCCTGACCGAATGCGTGCGGATGGCAAAGCAGCTGGAAGCCAATGCCGTCCGTGAACCGGCCATCCTGGTCGATCTCTCCGATCCGAAGATCGAGCTGTTTCCCAAGGCGAAACGGCCCGTGCCCGTCCACTCCAACCCGATCCGCACTTCGGCGGACGGGCCGGACGAGGGCGGAGCAGCTTGAGTATCTCCCGGCGTTTAGTGGGACATTAAAGGGACTTTAAAGATGGAAAATGCAGCAACTGAAACCGCCGTATCGAGCGCACCGGAAGATGGTGTCGAGATCATCAACGGCCAGAAGTATATGCGGGACGCCAAGAACAATCTGATGCCGCTGGAAAACGTCAAACCGCAGCACAAGCTGGAAGACGAGACGGTGCGCAAGGTGATCGGCTTCGCCGAAGAGCTGTCCGGCCAGATCGCCCGGTTTCGCAATCACACCTTTGCGGATCTCTTGGCGCTGACCGCTCTGCTTGCTCAGCAGTATGACGCGACCAAGGGCGGCAAAAAGGGCAACACCACGTTCCAGACCATCGACGGCTGCATGAAGGTGCAGGTGCAGGTCGCGGATTTCATCGACTTCGGCCCGGAGATCCAGACCGCGAAGGTCCTGATCGATGAGTGCCTGATTGAATGGTCCTCGGACAGCCGCTCAGAGATCCGCACCATCGTCACTCGTGCCTTCAATACAGACAAAGAGGGGCAGATCAACAAGTCCGAGATCCTGATGCTGCTCCGCCTTGACATTGAAGATGACCGCTGGCAGCGGGCCATGGCGGCTCTGAAAGATTCCATGCGTGTCACCGGCTCCAAGAGCTACCTACGCTTCTATCGCCGCGACCATCCGGACGCGGACTGGGAAACCATCACGATCGATCTGGCGAAGGCGGCGTGACGATGGGAACCTTCAAGGCTACAGCAGAACGGTATGTGTTCGAGGTCACGAAAGACTTTCCGGACAGCTTGCCGCTGAAAGACCGGATCGCCCGGTTGGATGCTGAACGCCCCGCGCTCAAGAGTGCACCCGCTGCAGCCAGAAAAGCGTGGCAGTCAGCTCGCAGGACTTACCTCCAGCGCTTTGGCTATGAGAAGCCTGCCCTTCGCAAAGTTGAGACACCCCTGGAGATCGCAATCTCGAACGCCCAGGGGGGTTGCGATGTCCAGTGAAGCTTACATCCGGCAACAACTTGAGCAGCGCCACGGTGTGGAACACCTGCCGAAGCAAGCCTTGGACCTCATGTTTGAAAAGGCTTGGGAAGATGGCCACGCCTACGGGTTGCTGTCGGTTGCCGATGAATACGACGATCTTGTGCAGATCGTGGACGCAGTGCGGGAGGTCGAAAGTGAATAGCGAAGATCTCCGTATCCAATACGACCAGGCCCGTCTCGCACGGGCCAAGGCCGAACAGAAGATGCTCGAGACACGGCTGGCGGCGGACAAGGCTGAAAGTGCGTTCTACGACGCGGATAAAAAATCCGGAGTTGCCTTTGAGCGTTGGAGCGAAGCTGTGAGAGGAAGCGGCGATGGATCTTGATCGTTTGAAACAGCGCATCAATGCTTTGCGCGACAAGACGACTGCGAATGGCTGTACCGAGGCGGAAGCGATGGCAGCCGCCGCCAAGGCAGCGGACCTGATGAGAGAAGCTGGTCTTTCGGAACTGGATCTTGAGATCCATCAAAGTTCGGCCAGATGCGATACGCGCGGTCAAGCCCCGGAAAGCCGTCTCTGGACCATCATTGCGCTCTGCACGAATTGTGCATTCGTGCTGGAATGTGACCAGAATTGTAATCGGTTGACGTTCATCGGGAAAGAACCAGGCCCCGAGATTGCCGCGTATCTCTGGGTCGTTTGCGATCGCGCAATCAAGAAAGCAGTTCGGGACTTTCGCAAGTCAACGTTCTATCGCCGCCGAAGGTCGAAAGCGACAAAGAGACAGGCCGTATCAGACTTTAAGCTTGGTATGGCAATCCGGCTGCAGGAACGGCTTCTGGAGCTTTTCAAGGGCGTTGCGAACCGCAAGGAACTTGAGGCTTCGATCCATGCCAAAGAGGAACTGTTTCCAAACCTAGAGGCAATTAAAAAACGGTCGGGTTCCGTCCGTTTCCATGAAGTGGTTGCTTCCGGTTTCATTGCCGCAAAGGACGTCAACCTGTCCCACGGCGTGGATGGCGCCTCACAGCAAAAACAACTGGCCGGAGCTTCATAAGATGCGCCGCCTCGCCAACTCCGATCATCGTGTGTTGAGTGAGACCGATGCCTTGCGCGACAGGCGTGCCCTTTTGCTGCGCAAGGCCGAGAACAGCCGGTACCGCCTGCAAAACCGGAAGGCCCTTCTGGGCGATCTTCAGCAGGTGACCAACGAACTCCTTCAACGTGAACTTGAGGCCCGGCAGGAAGCCACGCCGCAACCAGCCACCCGGATGGAACCGATGGGTGATGCAGGTGCGGTGGGTGGATATGCCCAGGGCCGCTTACCCTACAAGGACTAACGCAGATGAGCCAACTTGAGCGGATTGCCTTTGCGATGTTCAAGACCGTCTACGCGCCTCATGTTGCCAGCACACTGACGCTGGACGGCCTGTCCTCGATCGAGAAGCCCTTGAGCGCTGACACCGACACCAGCCTTGCCGAGGACTGGCAGAAACGGCGGCCCAGTTACATGCGACTAGCTGCGGCAGCGATGATTGAAGTCAACGAGATCAAGAAGGAAAGGGCCGGATCATGAACGCCTACGCCAAGATCCATGTCCTGAAGAAAAACGCCAACCTGGACGATGATACGTACCGGGACCTGCTGGAGCGGGAAACCGGGAAACGATCCTGCAAGGGCATGGCATCAGCCGAGCAACTGAAGGTCATCTCTGCACTGCAGCGGCTTCTGCCCGAACAGGACCCCAATGCGGCCCAGGGCAAGAGGGCGACCGGCAAGTTTGCCAAAAAGCTGCAGGCGCTCTGGATCGCCGGTTACAATCTCGGTGTCATCGCGAACAAGAGCGATGAGGCCATGACCGCGTTCCTGCAGCGTCAGACCGGTTTGGATCATCATCGGTTTCTGCAGGACGGCCGAGACGCCAACAAGGCGATAGATGCGCTGAAGATGTGGTTGCGCCGGTCAACGCAGAATTACGACCTGTTCACCCAGGATCAAAACCAGTCCCCAATTCTGAACGACTATCGGTTTCAGATCTGCCTGCACATCTGGGCGGAGTTGGCAAAGGTCGGCAAAGAGCCCGCGCAAAATCTTACGACTTACATGGTCGCGTGCTGTGGCAAAGACTATCCGGGTTCACTGAACTCCACGGATTGGATCCAGCTCATGAACCGGCTCGGCAAGTTCTATCGGTCGGTGAAGAAATGAACGAGGACCTGCCCGGCCTGCTTGGAGAGATTGCGGAGATTGCCGGTTTTCCGGCAGCGTTCGCGATTGCCGAGCGGGTCGGGGGGACACGCGTCACGATACCTTCCCGTGCCTCCGACGATCATTGGCTCGTGAAAACTGTCGGCCGAGAGGCGGCAGACCTGATTTGCAAGCATCTGCGGACCCTGTCCCCGGAAGGTCGCGAGGCTGGCGCTCGACACGTTGTCATTCCCCGTGGTCCGGCCGGCTGCATGGCAAAGGCGCGAACCCGGCTTGCAAGGGAACTGGAAGCGGGTACAAGCGCCCGCGAGGCCGCACGGCGGGCCGGCCTGTCGGAGCGCTCCGCGTTCCGGATGCGCAAGAAGATCCGGGAAGAGGAAGACAGCAAGCAAGGCTCGCTGTTCTAGGCATTTGACAAGCGATTAAACGGCGTTCAAATTCTCTTCCCGAACGCTAAATCGCTCTGGCTGACACCTGTCAGCCCCGCTATTCCCACTGAAAAACAGATCTTGAAGGCCTCCCTAGACGCCAGGATGAGGCCCGATGTCCGATATCATTTTCAAACTCCGGCAAGGCGGAGGAAAGCTCAGCGACGACAGCGTCCTCCGACTGGCCGCCGCGCGCATGCAGTGCGAAGTTGCTGTGCTGCAGGCGATCCTTGAAGTCGAAAGCAATGGCCGCGCCTTTGATGACAAGGGCCGCCTAATCATTCTCACCGAAAAGCATGTCTTCTGGCGGGAGCTTCCACAGAACCTGCGCAACAAGGCCAAGCGCCTTGGCCTTGCGGTACCGAAGTGGGGCAAGGCCAACTACAAAGGCTTGGGCGGCTCCGGTTCTGATGCCCGTTGGGATCGTTTGGAAGCCATGGTCGAGCTGGAGGAAACAGCCGGCCTGCGTTCGGCTTCCTACGCCGGCCCGCAAATCATGGGCTTCAACGCTCAGCTGTGCGGCTATGCGACCGTGCAGGAATTCGTCTTGGCGCTGGCCGAGACCGAAGCCAATCAGATCGAAGCCTTCCTGACCTATCTGGAGCGCGTGGGCTTGTTGCAGGCGATCCGCGACCGCGATTGGCGCGCGATAGCCCGGCGCTACAATGGCCCAGGACAGGTGGCGCGTTATGCCGGCCTGATGAAAGCCGCCTATGAGCGGATCGCCAACAAGACGGGTCGAGTGGACTATAACCCCGGCTTGCTGCGCCTCGGGTCCGAGGGATACCGGGTGAAGGCGCTCCAGGAGCGGTTGGTCAACCTCGGCTATCACGTCAAACCGGACGGTGATTTTGGTCCGGCCACCCGCCGTCAGATCATTGCGTTTCAGGCGGACAACGGCTTGCAGCCGGACGGTGTCGTCGGTCCCAAGACCAGCGATATGCTGGACAAGGCCATCCCGGTGAAAGACCAGCCGGGTGGTACCCGCGAAAACCTCACTGTCAAAGACCTTCGGAAGGCCGGTTCGGAAACCATCAAGCAGGCCGACTGGCTGACCCGGATCGGAATCGGTGTGCTGGCGACAGGTGCCGGCGCTGAAACCTTGGAGACGGTTCCGGGCGTGAAGGGTCTTGAATCTCTCAAAGGCGTTTCCGACACGATCCAGGAGGTTGCCGGGATGGTGCAGCCGGTGTTGCAACTGATCTCCAGCAACAAATGGCTCGCCCTCATTGCCATTGGTGTCGCTGTCTACCTCGTTGCCCGCAAGATCAAATTGCGCCGGCTCTACGATGCCAAGGAATGGAGGCACATCGGATGAGCTTCCTTCTTGCCTGGGTTCTCAAGTTCGCCAGCTCCGGCCTGGTCGACAAGGCGCTCCGCTACATGGAGCAGAAAGCCGCGCTCGGAACCGAGCGGGAGCGGATCAAGTCCCAGACCACCATTGAGGTGGTCAAGGCGGCAGTCTCTGAATCACGCATCATGGCGGATCTCCAGAAATCGAAATTCGAGTACCTGCTTTATTGGGTGTTCGCCGGCCTGTTTGTTTTGCCGCTCGGCTTCTGGTGGGCGGCTGTGATCCTGGACAGCGTTTTTCTGTTCGGTTGGAAGGTGGCCACAGTCCCCATCCTGGAAGAATGGGGCGGGCAGATGATCCGCTGGCTGTTTTACACCGGCACGATTGTCGGTGCCATCAAGATCCTGAAGTGAGGCCCCTGCAATGCAGAAAACGCCGGGGGAAGAAGCTGCATATCTGGCGGGACGGATGGATGCGCAAGTTCTTGCGAACCTCTATTTCGCAGGCCTTCAAACGCAGCCGCCAGACCTCTCAGGGCTTGGCGAAAATGCCAGAAGCAAAGTGATTGGCGCAATCACCACGGATATCTGCGAGTTGCCCGACCGCAACAGTCCAGATGACCACCCGGACATGATGCTTTTAACACCCACCGAACTTGATTTGATCCTGCGTCGGCATTTGTTCGGTGAAGACTAGAAAGAAGGCCCGATGCCAGATGGATTGAAGGAATGGCTTGGTGTGGTGGCGCTCGCGATATCGCTGCTCACGTCCGTGTACGCCTGGATCACTTCCAAGGCCAAAGCCAATGCGGAACACCTCAAAGCGGTTGACGCCAAGCTGGTTGATTTGGATCGGCGCGTGCAGTCGATCGAAAGCGAACTGAAGCATCTGCCGAACAAAGACGATGTGAACGAACTCAAACTGGCCATGGCTCAACTGGACGGGACGGTCGGGCGGCTGGACGAAAGCCTGTCCGGGATCTCACGCACTGTCCGCCGCGTTGAAGGCTTTCTGATGAAGGAGAGCAACTGACATGAGTTATCTCGACGTTGTCGCCGCTGACTGCCGGCTGATCATGCTGAAAGAGCTAGCCGGCCAGAATGATCATCAGCTCAATGAAACCATCCTTACCAAGGTTCTTGAGAATTTCGGGCACCTCAAAACCCGCGACTATGTCCGCACTCAGATCCGAATGCTTGAAGGCTTGAACGCCGTCAGCGTGAAAGAGGTTGGAAGTGTCCTGGTCGTGAAGCTGTTGCGGGCTGGCCTCGACCATGTGGAGCGCCGGGCATTCCTGGAAGGCGTTGGCCGTCCTTCCGTGGAGGGCTAAAATGGCAAATCGCCGCAAAGGCCGTGGCCGTCTCTCCGCGATCGAGCAACTGCCGCCTGAATGTGATGAAATCATTGTCTGGGCGGCCAACGAGCTGCGCGGGCGCGAGCACACTCAAAAGGAAATCTACGAAGAATTTTATCTGAAGCTTGAAGAGCTGCAGAAAGATCATCGCGGCGAACTCGACTTCAAGATACCGTCCTTTTCCGCCTTCAATCGCTATTCCATCAAGCAGGCGCATTTGACACGCCGGCTGGAAGACACTCGCGCCATCGCCGCGACGATCTCCGAGCGGTTCGACGCAGAGGCGTCCGACGATCTCACCCTTATCGCGGCCGAGGCCATCAAGACGCTGGTCTTCGAACTCTTGACCGATGCCGGCGAAAGCGGTGTCGATCCTAAGGGTGCCATGAACCTTGCCAATGCTCTGCGGGCAGCGTGTCAGGCACAGGGTGTTTCGACCACACGACGGCAGAAGGTTGAGAAAGACTTTGCAGACAAAGCCACCCAAGCGATCGAGCAGGTGGCAAAGGCCGAAGGCTTTACCCAGGACACTGTCCGCGCCATCAAGGCCAAGATCCTCGGGCTTGATATATGAGCGCTGTCTCCGACCAGGACGAATTCAAGATCGGCCGTGCCATTACCCAGGAGGAATGGCAGGAGCTGCGAACCGCTTCGCTCTACGGCCTTCCGCCTGAGCTGCAGGAACTTGCAGACATCGACCATGTCGATGTGCTGCTCGACTATCAGAAGCGGCTTCTCTCTGCCACGTCGATCCATTCAGTCGTCATTGTCGAAAAGAGCCGGCGCACCGGGGCCACCTGGGCGCTGGGGGCACAGGCCGTGCTGACAGCCGGCGCGGCACGATCTGCCGGTGGCATGGATGCCATGTACATCGGCTACAACCTCGACATGGCGCGCGAGTTCATCGACGTTTGCGGCATGTGGGCGAAGTCGTTTTACGACATCGCTGCGAGCGTCAAGGAGTACCTGTTTCCGGATGGCAGGGATGAGAAGGGTGCCGACCGCTTCATCCAGGCGTTCCGGATCCAGTTTGCGAGCGGCTTCGAGATCGTTGCGCTTACCTCCAAACCCCGATCCCTTCGTGGCCGGCAAGGCTTTGTCATTGTCGATGAGGCCGCGTTCCATGACGATCTGAAGGAACTGATCAAGGCCGCCATGGCGTTCCTGATCTGGGGCGGCAAGGTCTGCATCATTTCCACCCATGATGGGGAAGACAATCCGTTCAACGAGCTGATCCAGGACTGTCGCGCCGGCAAGAAAAGCTATGAGATCGTCCGCTTCGATTTTGACGATGCTCTGAGGGATGGGCTTTACCAGCGGATCTGTCTCCGGACTGGAAACGAGTGGACGCCCGAGGGCGAAGCTGAGTGGCGCGCTGGTATCCTGAAAGACTATGGCGATGATGCTGACGAAGAGCTGTTCTGCATTCCGTCAAAGGGCTCCGGGGCTTTCCTCAATGGTGCGCTGATCCGCTCCCGTATGGCGGACGGCATTCCCGTTGTTCGCCTCGAATGCAGCGACGACTTCGTTTTCAAACCCGAGGCCGTTCGGATTGCCTATGTCGAAGATTGGCTCGATCGCGAGGTCGGGCCGCTGCTCGCAGATCTCGACAAACGCCAGCGCCATGTCTTCGGGGAAGACTTTGCACGCGTTGCCGACCTTAGTGTTTTGTGGCCGTTTTCTATCGGGCGGGATCTCCGCCTCGATACGCCGTTCACGATCGAACTGCGCAACGTTCCCTATGAGCAGCAGAAGCAAATCCTTTTCTACCTGATCCGGGGCCTGCCGCGCTTTGCCGGTGGCGCTATGGACGCCGGTGGCAACGGAGCCTACCTCGCTGAGGTCGCGCAGCAAGAATTCGGCGAACACATGATTGCTGCGATCAAGTTTTCCAAGGAGTGGTACCGGGAGAATACGCCGAAGTTCAAACAGGCTTTTGAAGATGGCGATATCCGGTCAATCCCGCGCGACGACGATGTCCTTCAGGATCTCAGGAGCTTCAAACAGATCCAGGGCGTGGCCCAGATCCCGAGCGATGAACGCACGCTTGAAAAGGCGAAGCGGGGACGCAAGCGCCACGGCGATGCCGGCATCGCCTGCCTGCTCGGCCACTTTGCGAGTGAGCGGGACATTCCGGAATACGCCTACACCGCGCAGGAAGAAACGGCCTCGCAGAGCCCGCTTTCCGACAGCGCCTTTAACGACACCTCAGGGAGGCAGCTTTGGTAGGGCTTATCGACCAATATGGCCGGCCGATCGAAAAGGCCGCCTTGTCCAAGGAAATCGCCACCCCGGAAATCATGGGGGTGCGGCGCACGATCGAGGACCGGGAAGCCTCAGGCCTCACTCCCGGTCGTTTGGCTCAGATCCTGATCGATGCGCAGAACGGCCACGCGCGCGCCTATCTCACGCTCGCTGAAGAAATGGAGGAACGCTACCTTCACTATGCATCGCAGTTGCAGACCCGCCGCTTGGCGATCGAGGGCCTGTCGCCTGTCGTGGAAGCTGCTGAGGGTGTACCAACCAAGATCGTTGACGCGGTCAAGGAACTGATGGATGGGGCGGATATCAACGAGACCACCGGGGAACTTACAGACGGTATTGGCAAAGGCTATTCGGTCTGCGAGATCATGTGGGAGTATGAGCGCAAGGCGCTCCGGCCGGTGGAGTACAAATGGCGAGATCCGCGCTACTTCCAATTCGATCGCAAATCGCTAACGCAGCTCCTGCTGGCGACTGACACCAACCTTGACGGCGAAGAACTTCCGCCTGCGAAGTTCATCGTGCACAAACCTCGCACCAAGGCTGGCATCCCGTTGCGGCGTGGCCTTGCCCGACCGGCCGCCTGGGCATTCCTGATCCAGTCGTTCGGCCTGAAAGACTGGGCGGCATTTTCCGAGATCTACGGCATCCCGATCCGCGTCGGCCGCTATCACTCGACGGCGAGCGACCAGGACAAGCGCACTCTGCTCCGCGCGGTAAAGGCGATCGCCAACGACGCGGCCGCCATCATCCCTCAGGGAATGGACGTTGAATTCCACAAGGTGGAAGGCTCCCATGGCTCGGCTGTCTTCGGCGAGCTGCTCGACTATGTCGATCGGCAGGTCTCGAAAGTCGTGGTTGGCCAGACGATGACCGCCGATGATGGATCGTCGCTTGCCCAGGCGGCAATCCATAACGAGGTGCGTCTCGATATCAACGAGGCGGACGGCAAACAGATGGCGGCCACCTATAACCGCGATCTGATCATTCCGTTCGTCAATATGAACTTCGGCCCTCAGGAGGTCTATCCGCTCGTCTCCTTCCCGGTCGCGCAGCCGGAAGATCTTGAGGCGCTCACCAACGCCCTCGGCACATTGGTGCCTATGGGGTTGAAGGTGGGGCAGCGGGAAGTCCGCGAGAAGCTTGCCTTGTCTGAGCCGTCTCAAGATGAAGAGATCCTGACAGCGCCGGCAGTGGCGAAGGTGGAGACGCCGGCCAACGATCCGAAAACGACAAAGAACGGATCAGAGACTGAAGGTGACAAAGCGAAGCTTGCCGCCCATGTCGCTGGCTGTGCCTGCGCGACTTGCGCAAGCCTGAGTTCCGATCCCAACCCGGACCTGGACGAGTTCGACCGCCTGTTCGGGTCGATCGACTGGGAGCCGGTCACCGATCCGCTCCTGGCACCGCTTCGCAAGATCATTCTGGAAGCGAGCGACTTTGAGGACGTGCGCCGCCGTCTCGACCAGGCCGGCCCAGACAGTGAACCAATGCGCCAGTCGCTTGCCCGGTTCACGGCAATTACCCGTGGCCTTGGTGATGTGAGAGACGAGGACTGATTTGGCCGAAACCTCAAAGGACTTCGAAACACCGCGAGAGGTCACGGATTACTTCCGGCAGAAACGGCTTCGGCCGGGCTTCTCGTGGGTGGATGTCTGGGCGCAGGAACATGCCTTTGCGTTCACGGTTGCCAAGGCCGTTGATACGGAGCTGCTCGGCACATTCCAGAAGTCGCTAGACGATGCGATCACCAACGGCGAAAGTTTCGACACCTGGAAGAAGAAGATTGCCACTGATCTCACCAAGATTGGTTGGTGGGGGCCGCGCAGGGTCAAGGACCCAACAGGCATCGCGGAGGACAGCCTGGTCGACTTTTCCCGGTCGCGCCGGCTGAAGACAATCTTCTGGTCAAACATGCGTTCCGCTCGAGCTGCGGGACAATGGGAGCGTGCTCAGCGAACTAAGCGCGCTTTGCCCTATCTGCTCTACGTGCGTTCCGTTGCCTCCGATCCGCGACCGGAACACCTCGTCTGGGCCGGTATTCTTCTGCCTGTCGATGACCCTTTCTGGAACACGCATTTCCCGCCGAATGGCTGGGGTTGCAAATGTGCCGTCCGTCAGGTCACCAGATTTGAAGCGAACCGGCTGATTTCCGATGGCGGGTTAACGATTGATGGAGAGTGGGTCCGGATCGAAAAGACAGCCCCTCAGATTGAAACCAGAACCTTCAAGCACAAGCGCCGGGACATCGAAGAACAGGTTCCAGTCGGGATCGATCCGGGCTGGCACACCAACCCCGGCCGGTCCCGTGCACGCACCCTGATTGACCGACTGAACGAGGAACTGGATGCAGCCGGTCCCGATGTTGCTCGTGGCCGCATCCAGGAGCTGTTCTCTGGCCGCACTCCTGAAGTGATCGCGGGGCTGAAGGAACGGGTGCACCTTCCTGTCGCGGTCGCCCCACAGCTACAAGAAGCATTGGACGCAAAGACATCCCTGATCGTGGCATCTACCGATACCATCCAGGCAAAGACAGCAAAGCATGCAGTGGTGACGATCGACACCTTCAGCATCGTCCAGGACATGCTTGATCTGGGAACGATCGTTGACGAAGGTCGATCGGAAAATGAACGGGCGGTCTATATCAGCCTGGGGCTTTCTTGGTGGAAGCTGGTCATCAAACGCTCAGCGGATGGCTTCCTGCGGCTGCACACGATCTATCAGGTCGATCAGCGCCGTGCATTGAAATGGATTGAGAAGGAGTAAAGTAGCGGGAGGACGTGACCCCTCGCGGCCGCATTCGGCCGGCACCATCGACTTCGCGCCGCCACGAATATGAATATGCGTTTTTCCAACCGATCTGACAACATCATAGAGGTGCGAATTCTTCCCGAATTTTTAGGCGCGAGAAAAACCGGCTGAGAAGCCCGAGGAAGGGCTTTGACGCCCAATGCCCCGCGAAACAGGCACGAAGGCGCTCACGCCTGTTTAAACCCCGTTTAAAAACGATCTTGCCTGCGTACGTGAGACCCAGATGCGGGTAGCGCTTTCAAATCCGGTCTGATACGGTCCACCCATCCCCAAAAATTGCTCCCGGTGCTGCGGCTGACAGTTGTCAGCCCCGCTGGCATGCGCGCGCCAGCCTAGCTTGGCGGCATGACAAAGCAGACCGCCTCTCCTTCTGACATTGCCCATGGTGCCGTGGTTACGGAAATCGCCACGGCCGGTGCTGCCGCTGAAATGGCCGCCGTGCCGGAATGGATCAAGATCCTTCCGGCCGGTAAGGTAACGACCCGCGACGGTCGCTTCTTCATCTTCGACGCCGAGGCGCTCGCTGCCCGGTTCAACGCCGATGGTATCGATATCCCTGTCGACCTCGACCACGGCATTTCGAAAAACGACAAGCCGGCCGCCGTTGGCTGGATCAAGGAAATGGCTGCCAAGCCGGATGGGCTGTATGGCCGCGTCGACTGGTTGGATGCCGGCAAGAAAGTGCTGGCCGAAAAAAGCCGGCGCTTCATTTCCCCGACTTTCCCTCACACCAAGGAAGGCAAGGCCGTTTGGCTGCATTCCGTCGCTCTTGTGGCGGCTCCGGCACTCGCCATGCCGGCGCTTGCTCACGCTTCTCCCGAGACTGCAACAGAGGAAAATCAGATGCCGATCAAGTCTATTGCCGAGGCCCTAGGCCTGGGTACGGATGCCGATGAGGCTGCATGCCTGACAGCCATCACGGGCCTGTCGACCGGCAAGGTCGATAAATCCGTTCACGATGAGGCGCTGACCAAGCTGTCGGCCGCCACTCAAGAGCTTGCAACCCTGAAAGCGGATGGTCGCAAGAAGGACGTTGATGATCTGCTGGAAGGCGCGCTCGCCGACAAGAAGATCTTTCCCGCTCAGCGCGACCATTACGAAAAGCTCTGCGCGACCGACGAAGGGTTTGACCAGGTCAAAGCCCTCCTGGGCGCGACCGCCAAAGGTCTCGCTCCGTCCGGCCTCGATGACAAAACTACTTTGTCTGACGATGAGCCGGGCGATCCCGTCACCCTTTCGGCCAAGGCAACCGCCTATCAGGCAGAGCAGGCCGCCAAGGGTATCCACATCGATATCGCTCAGGCGGTCAATCACGTGAAAGGAAACGGCTGACATGATGCCGCTCATCAAATCTTTCCGGGCGAACACGGCGGTGTCCGGGTTGCGCCTCGTCGCGGCGTCTGCCGTCGACAAGGAAGTCGAAACCGCCTCCGACGCCACTGATCTCATCATCGGCGTGGCCGACACCTTCGACATCGATGCCGGTGACATGGCGGATGTCATCCTGTCCGGTCCCGCACCCGTCACAGCTGGTGGGGACCTCGATTTCGGTGATTTCTTCACCTCGGACGCAAACGGCAAGGCGGTCAAGGCGGTGCCGGTGGCCGGCTCAGTTGTCCGCTACGCAGGCTATGCGCTGCAGGATGCGACCATGGACGATCAGTTCTCCGCAGTCATCGCCCCTGGCATTCTCAACACGCCGGTCTGATCGGCCGCGAGTTTAAAGGCACTTTAAAATGGCTACCAAACGCCCCTTTGTCGTCGATCCGATCCTGACCGCAATCGCGATCGGCTATTCCAATCCGGCACAGTCCCTGATTGCCGATGATGTCATGCCCCGTCAAAGCGTCGGCGGCGAGCAGTTCAAGTGGACCGAATATCCGATTGCCGAGGCTTTCACCGTGCCCGACACGGAAGTCGGCCGGCGCGGTCAGGTCAATCAGATCGTGTTCTCCGGGTCCGAGCGGGAAAGTTCGGTGAAGGATTACGGTCTCGACGTTCCGATCCCGAACTCCGACATCAATGCTGCCGCTGCCGCGCGCAAGGAAAAGCGTTCGACCTACGATCCCGAACAGCATTCGGTCATGATGCTGACCAAGATCACTCAGCTTGACCGCGAAGTCCGGGTCGCTGCCAGGGTACAGGATCCGAACAACTACGATGCATCACGGCGCGTCGCCCTTGTCGGCACCGACAAGCTGTCCGACTACGCCAATTCCGACCCGCTCGGTGTCCTGGACACCGCCCTGCAGGGCACCCTGATCTACCGCCCCAATCAGCTGTCGATGGGCAATGTGGTCTGGAACTGGTTGAAGCGACACCCGAAACTGGTCAACGCCATCAAGGGCAATCTGACCAACGAAGGGTTCATCACCAAGCAGCAGCTCGCCGAGCTGCTTGAGATCAAGCAGGTGCTTGTGGGCGATGCCCATGTCAACACCGCCCGTCCTGGGCAAGCGGCCAATCTCACCCGTGCCTGGGGCAACTTCATTGCCGCGCACTACACCGATCCGACCGCCCACATCGAAAATGAAGTGACCTGGGGCTTCACGGCTCAGTACGGCACCAAGGTTGCCGGCCGTATCGAAGATCCGGATATCGGCCTTGAAGGCGGTTTCCGCATCCGTTCCGGCGAACGGGTCAAGGAAGAGATAGTCGCCAAAGACGTGGGCTATCTGATCCAGAACCCGGTCTAAGCGGTTTCCTCGGGGAGCGCCGCGAGCAAGGAGGGCCTTTGGACTGAAGGCTCTCCAAGCGAAGCCCCTCCACTGGCAGGCGGACCCACAGGTCCAGTGGAAACAGCGGCCTTTTGAATACCTGAGAGAGGCGTCTGGTACGGCTCGCAAGGCCCCCAGCACTACCCGCGCAATCTGGCTTTCGGGTGGTTGACGGCAATTCGGCCCATAAGGACCCCAGGTCGCGCCTCGTACTTCTTCTGAAGAGCCACGGAGAAACATCATGGCAACCCGCAAGCAATCCAATGAAACCAGTTCTCCCAAGACGGCCGCATCGACCGACGCAAAGTCTTCCGCCACTGACGAGGCAGCCGCCAAAGAGGCCGCAGACGCGGCGGCAAAGGCAGAAGCCGAAGCGAAACAGAAAGCAGCGGATGAAGCTGCAGAAAAAGCGGCGGCTGATGAGGCGGCAAAAGCAGAGGCCGAATTAAAGGCGAAAGCTGAAGCCGATGCGAAGGCGAAAGCCGAGGCTGACGCGATGGCGGAGGCTGATGCAAAGGCGAAAGCAGAAGCTGAAGCAAAAGCCAAAGCGGCAGCCTCCGCCCAGGACGGACCCGAACGGAAGAAAATCCCCGTGCTCTGCCACGTTCGTCTGAACGGCGATACCTACGAGCCCGAGGCCGAACCCGAAATGACCGGCAGCGAGTTTGAGGAACTGAAGCGGTCTCAGGCCGTGGAAGGTGAATTCGAAGACTACTGAGCCCCGCCATTGAGGAAGCCATGACCGCCTACGCCTCCCAGTCCGATCTAGAACTGCGTTACCCTGATGAACTCATTCTGCTTGCCGCAGATGAGAATGACGGCTCGGTCGATGCGGACAGGGTGGCGGGGGCGCTGGCGTCCGCCAGCACGGAAATCCGTGGCATCCTCAAGGCCCGCTATGGCAGCAATGATCTGAACAATCTCGACGCCGACAGCCTTGAGCTATTGAAGGTCTATGCCATCGATATCGGTCTCTACCGTATTGCGCTGTCCTTCTCCCGTTCGAACGATCAGATCAAGGATCGGTACGAGGCGGCTATCAAACGCCTTGAGGCCATTGCCTCCGGTAAAGGTGGGCTGTCTTTCGAGCCGTCCGGTTCTGATGGCGGTTCCTCAAACGGTTCCGATGCTCTCAGCTCACCCAATGAAGTTTTGATCGATGCCCCGGAGCGTGTCTTCACCCGTGACCGTTTACGGGGGTTTTAATGAGCGTTTCAATCCAGCTTGACAGCACTGAGCTTGATGAAGCCCTCGTGCGCCTTGAACCGCTTCTGGACTTTGAACCCGCGCCGCTGATGGCAGCGATCGCCGCGCTCGGTGAGAGCCAGACGCGCCGGCGCATCGAAACGGAAAAAACATCTCCGGACGGAACGCCGTGGGTCCCGAACCACAACGGCACAAGCATCCTGCGCGAGACCGGCCGCAATCTCCTGGACAGCGTTGCCTCAACTTCTTCCGCCACGCAGGCGGAATGGGGTGCGAGCTGGGAATTCGCACATGTCCATCAATTCGGTGCCGTCATCGAACCCAAAGACGCAAAGGCTCTCGCTTTTCAGATCGGCGGTCAGAACGTCTTTGCGCAGAAGGTCGTTGTCCCCGCGCGTGCGTTTGTCGGGATCTCGGCGGAGAACGAGATCGAGATCCGCGATCTGGTGACTGACTTTCTCGGGATCGGAGGCCTACAATGATTGAGCCGACCACCCTGACGGACCTGATCGACGTCGACCATGTCTCGGTTGCGACCCTCGCGATCACCGCGACCATCGACGCGCAGATCGCCGGCTTGACCGTCCGGTCTCATCCGGGAAAGCTGGACATCTACGATGTGGTTTCCCGCGATCTGATCCGCGCTCCGGGCGTGCTTCTTGGTTGGACCCAAGTCAAGGCCATGCGGGAAACAGCCGGGCACTACACCATGCCGGTCGACTTCGCCGCGTACATCGTCGCTGAAGACTTCGCGGACAAACAGCGCGGCCGGAGGATACCGAGGGAAACCGTTGCCAATGCAATCGGCACCCGGCTGCTTGCAATCCTCAATGATCCGGATCTCGCGGACTGGGGACTTGCCGACATCAGTCTGCCGCTCACAGAGCCGGCTCCCGCCTTCCGGCCGATGTTCACCGCAACCGCCTATCAGAAGGGGACGGCCTATTACGCCGTTACCTGGACACAAGAGATCATCGGCCTTGGTCCCGATTTCCTTGGCGGTGAAACGCCGGCGTTTGTCGCGCCGGATGAAGAACGCGGCCCAGGCCTGAAGTTCCTCGCAGAAACGGACATCCCGCCCGAAATCATCGCCATGATCGAAGGGGAGGAACCGTGACAGATCTCGCCGCTTTCGAACTCAGAACGCTTCGCCGGTTTCTGCGCCGTGCCGAAGGACGGCTTGCGCGCGCCGTCCTGCGCGGCAAGGTCCACCCCGGCAGCCAGGACATGGAAGAGCGCACCGTTCGCCTGCAGCTTGCTGTGGATGCTGAAGGCAAGCCGATCCTTTCTCCCCCCGTCAAATGGGGGGCACCCGGTGTCGGTCGGCTCAAGGTTCATGCGGTACCGGCCGACAACGAACAGATGATCCTGTTCAGCCCGTCCGGCACGATCGGGACGGCAAGCATCGCCATCGCCGGCAGCTACGACGACGACAATGGATCGCCCTCCGATGATGCGGGTGAAGTTGTGGTGACCTTCGGTGATACCCGGCTGGAGCTGCGTGGCTCCGATGCACTTGTGAAGTCTGCGAAAGTCGTTGTCGAAAGCGAAGACGTTCACCTGGGCGGCGAAGACGGTAAGCGGGTTGCCCGTGTCGGCGATCGGGTCGATGTCAAAATTGGTTCCTCGAAAGGCCTATGGCCGATCATCGAAGGGTCCAACACAGTGAGGGCTATCACCTGATGAAAGCTCTCCGCTACAGAACCGGCGTTCACTTCGAAACCTTCGAACCGTTGACGGGCTGGGCGCATGTTTCCCAGAGCCTTCAGATCATCTGGACCACGCGTCTCGATGTGCGCGTCATGGCTCTCGATTTCGGTTCCGAACACTTCGCCTTGCACGGCGAAGACATCACGCCGGAACTCGCACTCCGGCTCTACAACGCCCTCATCACCGCCGTGCACACCCACGAACCGGAATACAGGATCCATTCCATGCAGCTTGTCAGGCTGACCAGGGAGGGCGGTCTCGGCGTCCGCCATTCGGGCACCTACTATCCGGAGGGCCGTTTCGGAAACTACGAGGACAAGGTCGCTGTCGAAGCCTCGACCGCTCCCCTCAAGCTCTACCGGGAGGCCGCATGATAGATCTTGAGGCTCTCCCCGATCCTGAGGTTCTGAAGTCGATCGACCATGAGGAGTGGCTTCAGAACATGATCGACAGGATGGTTGCCGAAAGCGATGCGCTCGGCATCACCTGGGACGCGAATGTCTCCAGTGACCCGGCTATGATCCAACTGGAGCTGGCCGCGTTCTACGCCATGCTGTTTACCTCTTATGTGAACGAGGCCGCCCGCAACCAGATCCTTGCCTTTTCCACCAGTGCGGATCTGGACCACCTTGCCAGCTTTTACAATCTCGCAAGACTTCCGGGTGAAGACGACACCCGGCTCCGGGTGCGTATCCAGTTGGCAACGATCGGCGGTTCCGTTGGCGGTACCAAGGAACGCTTCAAGAGCGTAGCGATGGGGGCGGATATCCGCGTTCGCGACATCGCAACGTGGCGCGTTGGTCGCGATCCAACCGTAAACGTTGCAGTGCTCTCTACCGAGATCGGCGGCAACGCCAGTCAAAGCCTTTTAAACATCGTTCAAACGGCCCTTGAAGCTCCGGGGGTAATGCTCGTATCTGACCGCTACGAGGTCATGTCTGCGGTTCGCCAGATCGTGGACGTAACGATCATCGTTACCCTGTCACCGGATGCGCCGGCGTCTCTCCTGCAGGAGCTTGAAAGCCACCTCGTAACCGCACGCGATGCTGAAGCAGATCTTCTCGGGCTTGATCTGACACGTGCCTGGATCACGGCTAACGCGATGCTGCCAGGGGTCTCCAACATCGCGGTCCAACTTCCGGCCGGTGACGTGGTTGCGGGATCGAATGAAGCCATTGCGATCGGCACGGTCACCATTGTCGACGGGGGGCGCAGCCGATGAGCGCCGACCGCCTGCCAGACAATGTCAGCCTACAACACCGTGCGCTGGCGAATGCCACCTACCTCATGCCCGACCTTGTGCCGGGCGTCGAATACATCTCCGGCTGGAAGTACAGCCGGCAGCCTCCGGATCTCCGTCCGTTCCTGGTCGATGAATACGGCCTTGCCGCTCTGGTTCCGTATCTTTCCAGCTACGCCGAAGTTCTTGCACGCGGGCTGCCCTGGGCAAGGGTGCGTGGCACCCATTCCGCGGTTGCGCAAGGTCTCGACATGGTGGGCTATTCGGGCACGATCCAGGACCCGCCTGCGCGTCGTCTTGCCTGGGCAGAGTTCCAGATCGATCTGGACCGGGTTCGCGATGAGCGTGACGATCTTCCCAAGATCGCAGGCATCGTTGATCTCAGCATCCCGGAGCGGTCAACATTCCGCCGTGGCGTCCATGGCTACGATGTCCCGGCCGCCGAAGGTTGCCGAACCCGTTTGAGCGGTTCGATCCTTGGAGATGACAGCGGTGTCCGGATCGATGGCAAGGGGCCGAAATGGTCTTTCGGTCGAGCTTATCGCTACACCCACGTTCTGACGGAAGCTGACCTGACCGTGCTTGGTGTTTGGCTTCCAGAAGTCCCGAGCCAGCTTTGGGCCGACATGCAGTTTCCATGGGCAACTGCCACTTTCAAGTGGGCCGATGACGCCGCGCTTGGCCGCAGGGTCTCGATGGCGAGTGCCATTGAGGCGTTACCTTGCTGGCTTCGCTTTGCCGATGACGCTGACCAGACGATTGGTTATCGCCGGGCCGTCTGTAGGGGTGTTGAGCAAGGGCTTACCGGATACGCGTTCGGCACTGACTTTCTGGAGCCGAGCCTTGAGAACCCGATCGGCGTGCATGTCTTTGCGCGCACCGGGTTCGGCGACGGTTACGGCTCCGAAGCCGCGTCTGTCTCCATCGTCTTCGGCGCTGATGTCACCGACCAGTCGAAACCCGGCCAACTCTGGCTGGAGCCTGCCGGTCTGACCGGAGGCGTTGAAATCGCGTCACAGCCGATCTCGATCCTTTTTGGCGAGACGGTCCGTGAATACGTCCAATTTTTCTTGAGGTTCTGATGGCCTACGAACACGAGTCCGGCATTGACGCCGCCTATGACAGAACTCCAGACGCGCCGTCCACCCGGACGGATCTGGTCTTTGTCGAGGACCGCTTCATTCAGGGCGCGGAACTCAATGAACTGCAGGGGCTGACCGGCCGCCGCATCCAGGCGATTGGCGATCTGGTAGCTGGCAACGGCAACCGGGAAAGCGATGCGGCAATCAAGGTCGCGTTCGACATTGACCCGGAAGACCCGAACGCCATTCCGACCACCGCCAGCATCATCCTACAGGCTGGCCGGATCTACATTGACGGTCATGTTCTTTCCGTTGCCGCCGCGCAATTTGATGATGTTCCGATCTCCGGCGACGTGATCGTTGGTGTGCGCCAGGTGGTCACCCGTATCGGCCACGAGGAAGACCCGTCTCTCGTCGGCTTGCATCCAGGCACGGATGCCGAAGGCGAACCGGGCGCTTACCGGACGAACCGGTCTCTTGAGTGGGGTTTGCTGAACGATGGCGGCGAGGGCCAGTTTATACAGGTCTACAAGCTGCTCGATGGCACCGTCGTTGATCAGACCGCTCCGCCTGCACTTGATGGCATTCTTGCGACTGCTGCGATTTACGACCGCGCACGCGGCTCCTACATCGTTGCCGGCTGCGAAGTCAGCGCGCTTGGGGATGACGGCAACGATCGGCAGATCCTGTCGGTGGGTGCCGGTGCTGCAAACATTCAGGGTTGGCGCCGCACGCGCGAAACCGCTTTTACCCTGTTCCAGTCCCAAGATCCGGATCTTGAACTGGTCTCGGCCGAGGCGAAGACCTTCACCGATGGCGGTAGCGGCACCGCAGTTCTGACCGTCGCAAGGCCGCCGATCGCGAACGTGGTGTCTGCGGTTGTCACCATGCAGATCTCCGAGAACGTGACGCGCGGGCCTGTGCCCAACGGTCTGGATGAACTGCAGGAAGCGTCGATTGTCGAAATCATAAGCGTCACGCAGGCCGCGACCACGTTTGATCCGGCGACATATTCCCTGTCCGGTGACAATATCTCGTGGGCTCCGGCTGGTGATGAGCCGGCTGCCGGCAGCACGTATGTCGTCACCTATCGGTATTTCAAACAGGTCGCGCCGGATGCCTTCGACGCAGCGACCATCACACTGTCAGGCGGTGTGACCGACGAAACCGCATTGCTGACGTACAACTCCAAGATCCCGCGCAAGGATATTCTTGTTTTTGATATCGATGGCACGCCGAGCGTCGTCAAAGGGCAGTCCGCTCGCAAGGGCGCGCTGCCGCCGAAGCCACCCGAGGGCTACCTGAAGATTGCCGAGATCCACAACACGTGGGACGGCGCTCCGGAGATCGTCAACAACGGCACCCGTGTACCGACCTATGATGAGCTTTGGGGATATCTGCGACTGACGGTGAAGCTTGCCGATCAACTCAACCGGACGCTCATGGAACAATCAGTACCGGACGCGGCCGCGATCTCTGCCGATGGCATCTTCACGGATGACTTCTGGAGCGATTTCTACCGCGATGAGGGTGTCGTCCAGTCTGCCGCCGCCAACCAGGGCGTCTTGCAGTTGCCTGTCTATGAGCAGTTTGTCGAGACGATCAACACGCTTGCGATCCTTGATTACACCGAAGAAGTGATAATCTCGCAGCCACTCGCAACCGGGTCCATGAAGGTCAACCCCTACGCCAACTATAATCCGATGCCGGGCTTGTTGGCGCTCAACCCGAACAACGACTTTTGGACGTCGACTGAAACGCAGTGGACCTCGTCCATCACGCGCCAGTTCACGGCAGCCCCCGGTCAATCTCCGGGCCGTACAACGATTACGGAAGAAGTGCGGCAGACGACACGGGCGGCAGAGTTCCTGCGGCAGATCGATATCGACTTCACGATAGAAGGGTTTGCCCCCAACGAAGAGTTGGAAAAGCTCCTGTTCGCAGGGCGGGACGTGACGCCGGCCGGCCCGCTTGTTGCCGGTGCCAATGGTGATGTGCAAGGGACATTCCAGATCCCGGCCCGTGTTCCGACCGGCACGCATGCGATCCGGGCAGAAGGTGCTGCCGGTGGTTTTGCTGAGGCGTCCTTCGTTGGTGCTGGTGAAATCACCGTCGAGGTGATGCGCCGGGTCAATCTGGTGACCAGGGCTGCGCCGCCGCCCGTGGTGAACGTGATCAACAATATTGTGCGGGTCACCAACGTAAACAACGTGTCCAACAATCGCGGCCCCGGTGAAGGCTCCGGACGCGAAGGGGGCATGAACGGCGATCCGCTTGCTTTCACGTTTGTCCCGCCAGTTGATTGCATGATGCTCGGGTTCGACGTGGAGATCGCCGAGGTGGGGGACCCGGCCAATGGCTTGGTTTGCCAGCTCGCCCGGACCTTGAACGGCTATCCGACCAATGAAGTTCTGGCGACCACGTTCATTCCGATGGTTGGCGTTCAGCCTGGTGACAAGGTCAGCCCGCGTTGGGATGCGCCGCACTATCTCAGTGCTTCTGAAAAATACTGTGTCGTGATCATGACTGACGATGCGGACCACGCCCTGAAGATCGCAACGCTTGGCGAAGTGGTTCCGGAATCCCAACAGCTGGTTTCCTCGCAGCCTTATACCAACGGCGACCTGTTCTCCGGATCGAACCGCACCACGTGGGTGGCGCACCCGAAAAGCGATCTCAAGATCGATATCCTCGCGGCCAAATTCAGCCCGGTGGAAAAGACCGTCGATCTGTACCAGGGCGACATCGAGGCGATCACCGATCTGGTCGTTCGCGGCACGGTCGAGCTGCAATCCGATCAGACCCGGTTTAGGTACGAGCTTGTCCGCGCCAACGGGGATGTGATCCCACTCGCTTCAGGGCAGTCCATCGAGTTCGATGAGTATGTCTCCGAGACCATAACCCTGCGCGCTGTACTGAACGGCAACGAGTACCTGTCGCCTGTCCTCTGGCCAGGCACCACGATCATTGGTGGGCAGGTGCAGGAGCAGGCGGACTATGTCTCGAAGTTCTTCGCGATCGACGGCCCGATCGGATTCCGCGCGCTGTTCGATCGGTGGCAGCCGGCCGGGGCAACGGTCTCGATCTTTGTTGATGACGGCGATGACGATTGGCAGCCGCTTGTCCAGGAGAGCGCCCGCGCCCTCGGCGGTGGCTGGACGGAACCGAAACTTGCCCTTGCTGGCTTCTCCGCCCCCAACGGAGGCCGCGTGAAAGTCACACTCAACGGCACGCCGGCAGCGCGTCCCTCCATCGCGCGTTTGCGCGCCTACGGATACTAAGAGGTTCCGATGCCAACCGACGCAATTACAGCACAACTCGGCATTCCGAAGCCAGACCCGGCCAACGATGTCGATTATGACTTCACCCGTATCATCCTGGCGATGGAGATGATCGATGGATTTATCCATTCCCTCCAGACGGCACTCGCAGGCGTTGCGCCTTCAGTTCATAACCATGACATCGATGATGTAGATGGCCTGCAAGCTGCACTGAACACGCTGGCAGACAGCATTGCCAACGTGTCTGGCACGCTTGCGGGGCTGGAAGACACGGACGTATCCGACGCCACGCAGGGCATGCTCTTGCAGTATCTCAATGATCAGTGGGTTTCGGTTGCTGCCAAGGCCTCGTTCTTTGCCATCGACCCGATCAACGGCATTTCCGCGAACAACGTCCAGGCAGCGCTCGCCGAGCTGGTGCAGGAAGTCACGACGCCGACCGTCGATCCGGCCTTTCAGAGCTACGTGTTTGACGGTGAAACCGACACCGTCACCTTGCCGGCAACGCCGAACTCGAAGAACGCTGTCTTTCTGAACCTGAACGGCAACTTCGTTCTGCATGAGGATTTCGCGCTCAACGACGCTGACGTGACCTTCAACACAATGCCGGCAGCAGGTCATAAGTTGAACGCGATGGTTCTGACTGCTGTTGAGATCGGCGAGCCGAGCCCGGAAACCATTGACGCGGACAAGATCAAGACCAGCGGCATTCCGGAGCTGCTGGTCAAGCTTGGCATCAGCCAGGTGACTGGCGACCCAGATCACCTGATCAACGGTAGTTTCGACATCTACCAAGAGGGACAAGGTCCGTTCGATCTTACCAGCGGCTATGTCTGCGACATGTGGCGGATGTTTCGTGTCGCAGGCACCTCTTGCCCGATCACGATCGAGGATCGCCCCCTTGGATCGCGCACGAGGAAGCGCCTAAAGTGGGAGCGTCCGACGCCGGGAGCTAATCCGGCAGCGCTTTTCCAGCCGATTGAATTCGTCGACACGCTCGGCGGGCAAACCTGTACCTTCACTTTTAGGGCGCAGGCATCCGCTCCCACTGAGTTGCAGGTCAACATATCTCAGTTCTTTGGAACAGGCGGGGCGCCATCGGCCACGAACGAAACCGCTTTCCAAACCGTAAATCTGACGACTGAAGAAACAGAGTTTTCCCTGTTGTTCACTCTGGACAGCGTCGAAGGCAAAGTCATTGGCACAGGCCTGAATGACGCCCTGCGGGCCGCATTTACCCGTCAACATGACAGCACCAACCCGACAGCTACGGTTTACCTCTCGGAGGTATCTCTTCTTAGCGGGGATGTGCGGGCATCAGAGATTAAGCGGCCTCGCAGGAGCCGTGGGCAAGAGCTGCATATGGCCCACTATTACTTCTACAAGAGCCAAATCCCTTTCAGCTCCGATCACCAAAGTAAAATCACCGGAACCTTCCCGCGGTGGATGAGGGCGACCCCTGGCATCACCTATACGCTCTTTGGTGGCGTAACTGTGAATGGCGGTCAGTCAGTTCGTCCGGACGGCTTTCACCTCTACGGACTAAGCGGTCCAACTTTTACGCAAAGTCTGACAGCAGACGCGAGGCTCTGACACATGACCCTTCTTCCCCAGAACCTCGTTGACGGGCCGTATGGCCCGCGTCAGGATTTCATCATCAACGGCTCGTTTGATGTGAACCAACGCGGCGCAGTGTCGAGCACTTCGACGCTCTACCGGGTTGCGGATCGACACGTGGCGGACTGTTCGAATGCCGTTGATACCGGCTTCAGTCAGGAGCTTCGTGACTTTGCGATTGGCTTTTCGGATGTGCCTAACAGCCCCGAAAAGTATATGCGCGTCAACTTCGCCGGCACGACAGCAAACGCTGCGTCTCATTGGGTCACTTATGGTTACCGCATCGACCGGCCGCTCCGTTTTGCAAACGGGGTGTGGACCTATGATCTTTGGGTGCGTCCGCAAAACAGCATGGCGGTTGGGATCGAAACCAGACTTGCAGCCGATAGCGGTAATCCTGCCGACAGCATCGTCATGATAGACCCGCAGACCTTCCCTTTAACAGGCGGCATCTGGCAAAGGCTCCCGATCAAAATTACAACGCCGGTATGGACACCTGCTTCTGTCGGCGTCGGGGCGCGGTTGAGCCTTATTCTGGCGCTCAGCCTTGGCACAGATTTCTCCGGTGGCGGAAATTATGTTGGCGCGCAGGATGGGTATCTCGACATCGCAGAAACGTCCTTTACTCCGGGCGACAATCGACACCTCCCGGTAATCAAGGCTCCGCGAGATCCGCAAGCGGAGTTGGCTCGATGCCTGCCGTTTTACGAACAGGTAAACTCGGCAAGAATGGGCACGGGGCACGCTCAATCTACAACGGCCATCAGACATGTCGTCTCCTATGTCAGGAAGCGAGCCACGCCGGCACTCGGTCTGCTGACGACAACACCGTCTTTCATCATCGGAGGCACCACAGAGATCGGAGCGGGATCGACGGTATCGTTTTCGCTCGTTGATAGGGAAGGTGCGCGTGTGATTATCGACGGCTTCTCCGGGTTGACGTTCGGAGCCTACAGCATGGGAACCAACCCGTCGGATCAAATTCTGTCGGTAAACGCGGAGATTTAAAATGGACATCCAAAACGCATATTATTCGGACGCAGAGAACACCCGCGTTCGGGTCGAATTCGTCGGTGGCGACTCTGCTGATTGGCCCCGTGTAGGCACCTACCACGCCGAATATCTCGACCAGTACCTGACTGACAACGAGCTGGAAGATTTCCCGGGCGCTCCGGTCCCGCCGGTGACGAACGGTGAAATCAACGCTGCTCGCGATCGCCGGATTGACGCCGGTATCACCTTCAACGGCGTGCTGTACCAGACCCGCCCGGAAGATCGCGAGAACATTCAGGGCGCTTACTCCCGCGCTCAGTCGGCTATCCTGATCGACGGTGCGCAGCCTGGTGATTTCACTTGGCACGGTGGCCCTGGCGATTTCGAGTGGATCGCGGCCAACGACAGCCGGGTGAAGATGGACGCGCAGACCATGATGGCTTTCGGTGAAGCTGTCCTCGATCACAAGTCAGCGCATATCTTCGCTGCAAACGCCATCAAGGCAATGGACCCGGTCCCGTCCGACTTCGATGAGATCGTCGCGCTCTGGCCTTGATCGGCATAAACCCGTTGCATGTCGGGGCCGGTTTCTGGCATGCTTCGCGCGATCTCAGGGAGTGAGATTTTCAAGGGCTGACAACTGTCAGCCCCTTTTTTTTGACCGTTACGCCGATCTTCAACGCTGATTGAACCGCCCTTAAACCCTTGGCCGGAGACAGCGTAGATATGAGCGCCATTGTTCCAAATGTTGGCACCCGCGTCTTTTCCGATTTGACGCCCACCGTTGCGTCGATCGACGCCCGTCAGACTTACATTGGCATGTGCCTACCGGCACCGAACGCCGACAACTCCATCGAGATGCACAAGCCCATTGCCGTTTCGACGGAAGACAGCGAAACGATCGCTCTCCTGGGTGACGGTGTCGCCAAGGATGCCATCGAGCAGATCGCCATGGCGGGCATTTCCACCGACATTATCTTCTCCCGTTGCGAGGATGATCCCGACGAGGCTACGCAGCTCGGGCACATCGCCGGCAGCGCGGCAAGCAAGACCGGCGTCTGGGCGCTGGCCGAGGCGCTTTCGGAAATCGGCCTTGAACCCGGCCTGATCATTGCGCCGGAGTTCAGCCACCAACGGCCGGGCGATGCCGCCAACCCCGTGGTGACGGCCGCCGAGGGCGTCTGCAACAAGATCATCGACTGTTTTGTTGTTGCCGATGCTGACGGAACCACCCGCGAGACGGCCGCAGCCTCTGCCGCAGACTTCGCCACCTCGTTGAATATCCTGATGGGATACCCTCGGGTGAAGATCTGGAAGAACGGGGCGGACGCGACCGCGCCGATGTCCACGTCCTGGGCGGCGCAGATCCTGAAGCGGGACGCGGAGGCCGGCAACCCCTACAAAGCTGCCTGGAACCGCCCGCTTGTCGGCATTCGCGGTGTTGAAACGCGGGTGAGCCATCGCGACGGTGACCCGACTTCGGACAGCAACTATCTCTGTCAGGCCGGCGTTGGCACGATCATCGAGAACAAGCTTCTCTGGGCACCGTTCACCACGGCAACCGATCCGACCGTTCGGGACTACCGATCGATCAAGCGCATCCGGACACGCCGGTCCATCGAAAAGGCGTTTATCCGTGCCATGCGCAAGTACATGGCGGGCGACCTCGGGCCGCATCTGGCCACGCTGATCTACCAGACGATTTCCGAGGCCTGTGCCGAGCGGCAGGCCTTCGGTGCAATCATCGACTACGAGGTCATCTGGGACCGCAAGCTCAACCCGAACACATCGCTTCGGGACGGCGCTCTCAAGGTCAAGCTGCGTTTCGAGGAAACGCCGGACCTAGTCGACCTGCAGATCTTCACCGAACCGCAGCCGGAGGCGTTCGACCTTCTGGCCGCCAACATTGCGCAGGCACTGGAAGCTCTGGGTGACCAGAACATCCGGGTCGCTGACACGAACTGAAGGAGCCTCCCATGGATCGCGTGATTTATGGCGCAAACTGGTACGTCGATACGCTGAACCAGCGCTTGCGCCTCGACACCGTACAGCTGCCGAACCTGAGCCGTGTCAACGACACGGTTTCCCTGGCCGGTGGCTGGATGGCATTTGAGAACCCCGGGGAGATCGAGCCGCTGACCGCGCCTTTCTCTCTGATCGGGTCTCACGACGATATCCGCTCCCTGTTCGGCCGGGAGGCCGGCGACTGGACCTCTTTCTATTACTATGAACGCCTGCGCGATCTGCAAACCGGCACAAACCTTGGCCGTGTCGTCATGCTCAAGGGACTGATCAGTGCCGTGAGCCAGCCGCGCGTTGCGGGCAAGCGCGGCGGACAGACCGAGTATCAGGTCGGTTCCATCGTCTCTTACAAAGACATCGTCGACGGGAAAATGATCCATCTCTTCGACTTCTTTGCCAACAAGATGGTGATCAACGGTGTCGACTACAGCGCCGAACACAACGCCATCATTGCCGCTTGAGCCGCCATGCAACACCTGACCGGAAATCAGGCGGCATGGCTGTTCATAGGCATTCCCGCAATCCTCGCATGGTTTGGCGCAGCTGTTTGCTGGCTGCTGGCACCACACCTTGCCACCGATCCGCAACCGTTGTTTTGGGCGCTGTGCGTCGCAGGCGGTTGGTATGCGATCATGATCTTAATTTTTGGCGGATGGATGGGGCTTCTTCTCCTGGCATCCATCGGCTGAACAAAAGGCTGACCCATGACCTCGAAACAGCAATCAAATCTCGATGTGCCGCTGGATCAGATCCCGCTTCCGCCTGAAGAGCTGACGGATGAGCTGGACAACACCCCGCTTGATGCCACGGCCGAGACCTCCCAGGAGAAGGAAGTCGAGATCGCGGAACTCGATTTTCTCTCAGAGGCGGAAACGCGCGTGAGCCGTGTTCCGATTGACCATGCCTTCAACTGGGAAGGCAAAAAGATCGACGCCATCTATGTCCGGCGTCTGACGGTTGCCCAGGTCGGGCAACTGGCTTCAAAGCTTCAAGGCAGGGCGTTCGACCGCTACGATATTTACGCGGCGCAGACCGGTCTTCCAGCCGCAGTATTGCGCGGCTTGCTGGACGATGACGGCGATGCCGTCACCGAGAAGTGTCAGGATTTTTTTCCCCGCGTCTTCCGGGCGGACAGCGAATAGCGGCACGGCCGGAAGACTGGCGACGTATTGCAGCTCGTGTCGCTGCCATCTTGCACACGCCTTTGCCTCAGGTTCTCCGACTCGACTGGTCGGAGTGCCTTCTTTGGTGGAAAGAGGCCGATGATATCCACGGTGAAACCTTTGGTCTCCTAAGGAGAGGGTAAGCGGCAAAATGGACGTCTCTCTTAAGCTCCGACTGGACTACAAGGACCGTGGTGCCCGCCGCGCCAAGAAAGACCTTCAGGAACTCGACAAGGTTGCCGATCGGCTGGATGGTGCCGGCGCGACAAAACTCGGACGTGATCTCGATAAAGTCGGTTCAAACGCGCGCCGGGCCGCGACTGCTCTAGAGTTGCCGGCAAACAAGGTCAGAGCGCTCGATGCGCTAAAGACCGATCGGGTGGCAGGCGAACTCAACAGCTTGAAAAACGCGGCTGAAAAGGCCGGCAACAGCCTTGAACGCCCGGCCAAAGAACTGAGAGTCCTCAACCGCCTCAGCACGGATCGTGTGGAAAAGGAAATCAAGGATCTTGGCGACGCGGCCGACAGGGCAGGAGACAAGCTGAAGGGGCTGGATAAGACCAAGTTCACTCGGTTCAATGATGAAATCAACAAAACCTCGGACAAGATCGACCGGCTTGGAAAGAAGGCATCCAACCAGTCAACTCTGATTGCCCCAACCAACCAACTCAACGGAGCTATGGGAGTCCTGGGGGCGACTGCCGGCAGCACGTTCGGTGCGCTCCTTGCCTTTGCCAGTGTCGACAACATCGTCCGAGGCTTAAACGAGCTTGAACGGGGCTTTAATGATCTCGATCTCGCTGCCGCGCGTGTCGCTATCACGGCTGAAATGCGCGATCCCGCCGCCGTTGCCCGGATCAAGTCGGAGAACGATCAGATTGGCAACCGATATGGCAAGACACCGGAACTCGTAAACTCGGCCCGAAACGTTTTTGCCGCTGCCAACTTCCCGCTTGATCAACAGACCGGCTTGCTCTGGAAAACCGTTGAAGCGTCCCATGCTTCCGGATCTGACCCCGCGATTGTTGCAAGTGCTGTTACGGCGGCGATCAACAACCTTGGCATCACTCCGGATCAGGTGCCGGCGTTCCTCGATCAGATCGTCAAGGGTGGCAAGGAGGGCGAGTTCGAAATCGAGGCAATGGCCCGGTACTTCCCGGAACTTGGTGCGCTCTACAGCGCCAGTGGTCGGTCGGGGTTGGACGCCTCGGCCGAACTGATCGCATTGGCCCAGGTTGTCCGCAAAGGTGCCGGCATGGAAGGCCCGGCCGCTACCAACCTGCAGAACCTCTTGTCGAAGATGGCAGCCCCCGACACGGTCAAGAACTTCAAGGAAAAGGGTGTCAATCTGGAAGGCATTTCGAAGCGGGCCCAGCAGCAAGGAACGCCCTATATCCTGGCACTCCTGGATGAGGTCCAGCGCCTGACCGGTGGCAACGAATTCGCCATTGGTGAACTCTTCGGCGACATGCAGGCGAAGTCTGCCCTCCGGCCGCTTCTGAACAATCGTAAGTTCTACAACAATGCTTTCGATGCGATCAGGAACGACTCCCGTGGTGGCATCAAGGCGGACGCCGATTTTATCGACAGCACACCCGGCGCTGAAGCCGCTCGCCGTGCGGCTGCCATGGGACAGACCGGCCGGGTAGCCGGTTCCTTCTGGGGGCAGCTTAAAAACCCGTTGATTGACGAAATCCTAGGTTGGTTCAATCCGTCCTACCGCCGCCAAGAGGACAGCATTGAGAATGAACGGCGGCTCCGGGGCGTCAACGTCGAAGCGCTGGAGCTTGAGATCAAGGAACTGCGCGGACAGATCGACAGCCGGCCGGAGTCTCGGTTCGGATTGCCGGACACCGCCCGGTTGCCGCTAGAACTGCGCTTGAAAGACCTTGAATGGCAGCTGCAGCAAGCGCGTAAGGTGCAGGGCATCGACAACCAAGCGGAGCCAAGTGTTCCATCCGGACCGTTCCCCAGAGCCAAACCGGGTTGGGATGGTTGGGATCGCTTTATCCCTGGAAGCCAGTCCCTCCGGGATGCGGGCGGCGAAGCCGGGTCTAAATTCGCCGATGCCTTGAGTTCGGAAGCCGCCAAAGCCGGTGCGATGGCAGACGAGCTGAAATCTCGGTTCTCATTTACCGCAACTCCAACCATCAAGCCGAGCTTCTCCGGGGCCGACCCGATCTCGATGCGCCAAGGCGCTGAGCGGAGCTTCAGAACCGCGCCGGCAGCCTCTCAGCCGGCGATGAATATCAACAACACGTTCAACCAGGCGCGCGATCCGGAACGGGCCGCCCGCGAAGCCCAACGCATGCAGAACCGGGCGATCCGGAGTGCGCGCGCACGGTCGCTTCATGACACGGGAGACCTCGCATGAGTTCACTGGTTTCCATCGGAGCCGCACAGCTCAAGGTCATCGGGCTGAACCCGCAGAACGTCTCGCTGTCCAGCGAAGCAAGAGTGCCCGGCCGGGCAACCTATACCGGCATGGACTATCAGCTGACCGGTATTGGCGAGCGATCGGCACGGCTGGAAGTTCTGACCTTGCCTTTTGTTTTTGGCGGCATGGATGCCCTCGGCTGGCTGCAGGCACAGCATCTAAGCCAACTGCCTGTTCTTTATCTGCGGCTTGGGGCGAACCTTGCCGCCGACAACCTGGGCCTCGTCGTCATCCGCGAACTCTACATCGATGAGGACCGCTTCCATCCCTTCACCGGCCGGGGCCGGACACTCAATGCCGAAATCGGCCTTTTGTTCGTGGTTTGAAACATGGCGAAGATAGTCACCAGATACACGGTCACCGAAGATGCCGAGCGGATTGACCGTATTGCACGGGATCTCTACGGCAGCGAGCGCGGCGGCTCGGCCGAGGCGCTGATCAATGCCAATCGCCGCCTCTCCGGCACCATGAAAGACCCTTCCGGCGATGTGGCATTCGGCACGATCCTGAGTGTTCCCGAGGCACCTGAAGCGCCTGACGAAACACCGGTGAGGCCCTGGGAATGATCGGCAAGCCGTTTGTCATTGTCGCGGGCGCTAAGACGCCAAACCTTGTGCCCTTATGGGGTGGTTCCCTGTTGCGCGTCTCGATCACGGATCAGGCAGGATACGAGAGCGACGAAGCGGTCCTGACCTTTTCCGCGCCGCCGTACTCACCGCCTCCGAAAGGCACCAAATACACCATCAGCGCCGGCATGCTGCCGGGTGCGGCTGTGCAGTTCGGTACCTTCTCTGCAAGCCGGACGGCGTTCGGCGGAAGCCCGGAAGACGGTGACACGATGGAGGTCTATTGCAGGGCGGCCGACTTCATCGACAAGATGAAAGCAACCGGATCCAAGCACTATGACCAGGAGGGTGGTTTCGGCACGGCAGGCAAGATCTTCAAAGACCTTGCCAAGGAGGCGGGCGTCTCTGCGCTGGTGAGCTCGGCGATCGAGAACATCAAGATCCCGTACCGGCTTCGCTGGAACCAAAGCCCACTCGATTTTGCCACCGAGCTGGCCGATGAAATCGGCGCGATCGTCAAGCCCCAGGCGGGCAAGCTTCTTGTCCTGGAGCGCGGCAAGGCGCAATCCGGATCGGGCAAGGATCTACCGCCGATCCTGGTCAACCGGAAACAGTGTTACGGCTGGGATGTCGATATCGAGGAACGGCCGGCGCACGAGAAAGCGGAGACGACTTGGTACGACCCGAAGAAGGGACGCTTGAAGCAGGAAACCCAGAACATCGGAAAGAAAGGCGGCGCATATGCGCCCATGCATCTGACACCGACTGAGACTGAAGCCAAGAAGACGGCCGGTGCGGTGGCGTCTGCCTTAAGCCGATGGACTGGCTCCGGGTCTTTCGAGATGCGCGGCAACCCGTTTGCCGTTGCCGGCGCTCCGGTCACCCTGACCGGCTTCGGCTCCGCGATCGAGAGCATCAAATGGGTGTCGACCGTGGTCACTCATACGATTGATCCGGAGGGCGGCGGTTGGATCACGATGGTGGAAGTGGAGACAAAGGAGTGACCGGCACTGAGGTTGATCAGACCCCAAGAGCCCTTGCCACGTCGTTCGGCCCACAGCGTTTACACTCCATCTTGAGTGCAACAACTGCCGCTAGAGCCTCGGCCGTCAACTGGTCCAGCTTCTGTTTGTGGCTTTCTTCAACAGTCAGAACGGCGGCTTCATGGGCGAGTTCATCGCAGATCGCAATCGCCTTGTTGCCGGCCGCTCTGCATTCGGCGTCAGCGTTGATGAGCGCAAAGGTATTTTGGATGTGGCCTCGCGCATTGCGCTGCATGGACTGCGTGTTCATCATGTTGATGTTGCGGATGTTGGTTTCCAACATATCCAGATGCGGCAAATCGGTCATTATCGTCTTCCCCAAAGTTCAGTGCCTTAATCCACCCTGACGGACGGTCCGGACTTACGTCCGGACGGCGGGCCTCAAACGCCAATCTTCAGCCCGCCCGGCAGTCTACGACAACCGCCGCGCCCGGTGCATCGCGCGATGCTCGGGCTTTATGGATGAGTCGCCATAAGGTTGTCACTCACGATGAATGAAATCCGCTGCGGCTCTTGCCGCAAACTCTTGATGAAGTCGGCCGAGCGAGCGATCGTTGGCCCTGTAGAAGTCAAATGTCCCCGATGCGGGACGCTGAATAACCTGAGGCCCCTAGAGCCCTTCTCCGAACGCCCAGAGCGCCAAATCCCGGAGAAGACATGTCCTGGCAACTCTTCCAACAAGACGCCCTGACCTGGCTGCATGATCAGTCAGCCGAACAATATGACGCCCTCGTAACCGATCCGCCGTATAGCTCTGGCGGCTTGCATGCCGGCAGCCGCACGGCGGATAGCGCCAACAGCAAGTACGTGAATGACCCAAAGAAGTATCCGGAGTTCTCTGGCGAAAACCGCGACCAGCATTCCTACATGCTCTGGTCGACCCTTTGGCTCACTGAGGCCCACCGCGTCCTCAAGCCCGGCTCACCGTTCATTGTCTTCACCGATTGGCGACAGCTGTCGGTCATGATCGATGCAGTCCAGGCAGCCGGGTTCACCTACCGGGGGTGCGTCCCCTGGGACAAGACGGAAGCCTGCCGTCCGGCCAAGGGACGGTTCCGCCAGCAGGCCGAGTTCATCCTTTGGGGATCTAAGGGGGCATGGCACGACAAGGATGGTCCCACCTATCCGGGGATCATTCGCTGTGGCGTAATGGCGGCCGGACCCAAACTCCACACCACTGGCAAGCCGCTCCCGTTGATGGATGCTCTCGTCCAGGTCTGCCCGCCCGGTACTGTGCTCGATCCCTTCACAGGATCGGGCACAACAGGTGTTGCGGCGCTTCGTGCCGGCCGTCGCTTTGTCGGTTGCGAGCGGGAGGCGGCTTATTACGATATTGCGAGTGAGCGGCTTTCAAAGGCCGTATAAAGTCCCTTTAAATACTCCGTAACAACTAGGGTACGCGGATGCCAAATGTCGACTGGAAGCAAGCGCCGAGACAAGCACGTTGGTGGGCGATCGATGCTAACGGTCAAGCACATTGGTTCTGCGTACCCAATGTCGCAGCCTTCACCGACTTCTGGTTCTCCGAACCGATACCAGCGCCGGACTTCAACTATCAGGGAGATTGGCGGGACAGCCTTATCGAGCGTCCGAGTGAGAAGGATGGCTAG